ATAAAGTTATAGCTCCAGATGATACAGTTCTATCTGGATGTGTAGCGCCATCACCCAGCACAACAACTTTTTCACCTTCTAAATGATTTAATCCAGATAAAGACGTTGCCGCTGAACCGCTATAGGATAGACCGCAATCAACAAAGTAAGCATCCTTTATATCTGTACCAAACTCATAATTACTTAAATACTCTATATACCTTACTGTAGATCCATTAACTGTTCGTTTAACAATCATATAAAGATCATCTTCATCAGCTGTGCCAGGTATAGTTGCAATAGATTCAACAACAGCATTGCCTTGATTTGTTGTCGTAAGCCTTGTTGGATCACTTGTTTCTATAGTTACATAGCCAGTTGATTGAGGAGATGTTTCAGTTACTATAATCACAGCCGCAGAAGGATTAGCCACAGTAAAGTCTGGATGAGCGTTTATCCTGGTGTATATATTATCAGCTGTGGTGTTATTGTTTGTGTTAGGTCTAAAGCCAAATGTTGTATCAGCTGGAGCAGAAGCACCAGCCGCTTCACTTTTAAATATTATAGTTTCGCCATTTGACTTGGTTATCTTAATAAGAGATCCAGTTGCTATATTTGCATAATCAGAAACAGTTATTGTTGCATCACCAAATCGACCACCTAGTATATGCTCATGCCAGGCTACAACTTGTTCTTCTCGTCTATATGTCATTCCAACTAAAAAGCCATTAGTTAAAACACACCAGATAACATTGTCTGGTTCTTGTTGCCAGGCCATTTCAACAACACCAGTTTCAGTTATATGTTCTGCAAGTATCGTTAGATCTGGCGCATTATAACTATCAGTGTCAAAGTTAAAGACTAACTCTCTAATTTTTCTTAAAGCTCGTTGAACGAATAATGTTACTGGTCCTACGTTGATAGGTTGTATATCAGCTGTTCCATAACTAGCTTGTCTTTTAATCTGAGCGTTAGTTGGACTTAATGGTTCAGCAGATCCACTTGCCGATACAGCAAACTCACCACCACTTGTACCAACAATCAAAACCCTGGATGATGCAAGATATCTTATGACGTTAACCTGGCTAGATCCAATCGTATAACTTAAAGCATCACCAGCGTTTACACCATCTGCAAAATCTTCAAAGTCACCAGCCACCGAAAAGAATACTGTTTGTGGTTGATTTGTTGTTGCTGCGAAAACCAAGCGTTCTTCATAAAAACTAACACACGCTGGAAATCCAGTTGTTGTAGAAAATGCACCCAGACTAAAGCTATCATCAGCTTCTAATTTACCAGCAACAGTAATTGATTGACCAGCTGCTTCGTCTACCACATCAACAGAAGGAGCAAATAATATTGTATCGTCTGTAACTTGCACCAGTAAAGCTGAGCTATTATTGTTTGCTGATGTACCAGCTCCAGTAATAACTACCTTTTGACCTACTTTAAATCCTTCTTTTACAAAGTTTGCAGCACTATCAACTATTCTATCATTATGTTCTAAGCCAGTTGCACTTGGATCACCTTCAGCAAAGCTAAGTGTTGTGGCTGTCATACTTGGCATAAGCTCAGTACGACCAGATTTGTTTTCTTGCACCGCTGCTGTAACAGTTGTGGCATTAGTAAAAGCTGTAATCTTAGCAAAACCATCATGTAATTTAACTAATCTGCCTACATCTGTTGCAGCAAATGTGCTGGCGCTTGCTGTTATTGTTACGCTACTAGTTCTACCATTTGAAGTTAATGTAGTGGATGAAGTGTTTTCGTCTTGCATAGGACCACGCCTAAAATCAACAGCGGTAATCGACCACGCTGTATGGCTTGTCCTGGATATTTTATAAACTGGATGTGATGGATGTACCAGGTACATAACGTCAGCGCTTTGTGTAAACTTGATTTGCGCCACTTGTGCTGATGTATAAACAGTTGTTACTTCAACAGCAGATCCACCGCTTGTAACTGTACCTCCATCTTTGTGTATTCTAAAATATTGATTGCCAAATTCTAAGATATAAGCTTGCTCAACATTAAATTCAAAAGGTATTAACCTTGTTGTATTAGCGCTGGCTTTGACTGTGTTGACATAAATAGTTCCAGGTCTACGACTAGCTCCACCATGCGGATGAATTGTGAAATTCTGCATGGTTTTTGCGCCATTGAAATACTTACTTATGTCAGTTCGGCCATCTAGCCTTGGTGACAACTCACCAGCGGTAAAGTTATTTAATGTTGGAGAAGCTTTCGCCATCTACAATCTCGCATTAATAAATGTGTTTGCAGCCAGTACATCACTATCAGCAATGCTAGAGGTGTTTATTGTGTTACCTTCTGTGGCATCCACAAACCTAGCTTCTGTTAATTTTTTCCTATAAAGTTCGTGCATGGTTGCGGTTAATGTTGTGCTACCAATTAAAGCGTAAGCTATATCAGCGGCTATAGCGGATTCTATTGTGTTGATTAATAACTGGTCATATTCGTTTGGATCTATAACCCTAGCAACAAAAATAAGATTTATTGTGCTTTCATCACACAATAGTTTGCGACCTTCTATTTCAAATTTAATTTCTGTATCTGAAAGTTTTAACACTCTCAAACAAAATGGATCGGTTGGTAGTGTAAATTGTTTTGCATATGTGAAACTTGGAGCTATAGCATCTGGCGCTAATATTTGTCTGGTTATCAAACAGTTCCAAGGATGCGCTCTAAAGACACTATCTCTTACAAAACTATATCTTTGGTTACATATTCGGCCAGCTTTACTATCCTCATTAAGAGCTAAAATAGTAGATGCGCCAATCATATTTAATGCTGAATTACATATATCAACAGCTGAAGCCATAATAAATTCCTATAAAAAAGGACAGCGCATTGCTACGCTGCCCTGGTTGTTTAGTTTACAACGTAATCAATTATGAATGACATTGTTCCAGCAGTACCACCAGTTGCAGCAAATGTTGCTGAAACATAATAGTGATCTCCTGGATCTACACTAGCGCCAGCCATTTCAAAGACTTTCAATCCAGTCGTTTCAATAGCCGCTGCTTCATAACGTAGTTCCGTCATTGCCGCAGCATCTGCAACAAGTGATGCAAAGTAATCTTCATCTACAACAGTTCCATCTGTTTGATGCAGACCCACATTAAAAGTACATGAACCTCCAAGCGTGTCAGAACCTATTATAATAGATGTGATTGTTGCTTGAGATGGAATAGCCGCAAACATAATGACATCATTGTCGGTACTATCACCAGCCAATAATTCCATTGTGCCTTGGGCTACTCTTTTAACACCTCGATATAAAGCAGCATCATTTATTACTACTGGAGTAGCTTCGTAGTTAGCTACAAGCGTTGAGTTTCTAATAGTCATTTTCTAGCCCTCCCTATGCTGATTCATCACAAAGGACAGAAACCACTTTAGCTTCTTCCATTCGTGTTGCACCAAATGTTGAACAATAAAAGACTTGAGTTGCATAAGATTTATCTGCACGCTCATCAATCTTCGCCATGACGTCTTTTCCAACAGCAAGCTTTAAGCCATCTTCAGCCCATGCAAAGCAAGTTCTGATGTTAGAAGCTACAGCTAATCTTGTAGACATGATGAATTTGAAACCCATAAAAGTATCAACTTCACCTTGAACAAGCGCTTTAATGTTAGAAAAATCGCTTGATGTTACCTGGGTTGTACCAAGTAAAGCTTCAACTTGCGCTGGAGCTACAGCAATATATCTTGTGATAGATGGATCGACTGAGCCATTATCTAAGATTCTTTTTGCCGCAATCAATTTTGCTATTGTTAAATCAGCAGATCCATGAGCAATAATATTGCCAGAAAGCATGTCTGTTGAAGTTGCTCCACTAGAACCAGTTAATGATGCACCAGTAGCCGCTAAGATAATTGTATCATCCATAGCTCTACCCATTGCAGCAGAAGCCGCTTGAGCATAAGTTGATGTAGGATCAATTAACATACGAACTTTATCAGCATCATCTATAAGATCTGCCCATTCATATGTGTCCATTGTCACCATACGTCTTGAGTGTGGTGTGTCTTGGATCATTGTATCAGCGTGTCTGCTGGTTCTTTTGATAGCAGCGCTGCTGCCCACTTGGTCGAAAAATGCTTTCTCACCAGTTACAGATTCTTCAGACACAGCTCCACGAAGCAAACTTGATTTTTGCTGCGATAAAAGTTGTACGTTAGAACTAAACTGATTTACAAAAGCTGTTGTGATTTGTGTACTCATAACACAAGCTCCTTATGTAAAATTAAAATGATAACGCTACCTGGGGAATCCAGACGTAAGTTTGATTATTTTTTGCGAGGGCTACTGCTTATCTCGACTACTTTGCTAGTGCTTTTTTTAGAAGGACCATTTGGTTTCTCTCCTTGATTACACCATTGCAAATACTTGTCAGCTCGTTCAAGAGGATCATCTATTATTCTGCCAGATCCAGTTTCTAAAACCATTCTTAAAACTTCGAGCCTAAATTCGTTCTCATCCATTAACTCAACTCCCTATATCTCATGGCTTCATCAACAAAGAAACTATGTTGCGGATGTTTAGCATCCCAATAAGGTGAGTTAGGAGCGGTTAATTCAGTTAATTTCTCAGACGCTTCATTTGGTGACAAACCTCCGCTTGTCTTTACACCAGCCAAAGTATCTTCACCCATTTTCTCCTTCATAAACTGGCCTATATTCACCATTGTTTTTATGATTGCTGGATGATCGCCTAGTTTCATTCCATTACTAAGCGTTAAATCTTCAAATTCATCTACTGGAATAGAGCTAAAATTTTCTAAAACTCCCTTTCCAACAGCCATTCGATCATCAAACGCTTGTCCATATTCTTTTTTTAAGTCAACTTCCACCGCTGCAATCTGATCTTCTGTAACATTTGCAGTCTGTGTTACCTGGCTTCCATTAAATTCATTATATTCATTCAGCAAAGCTTGCGCCTGGTGCGGTAATAACCCAACTTTATGAGCTGTGTTTTTAAACCAATTAACCATATCGCCATTTTCAGCTTGGCCTTCTGGTAATTTGTTTTCTAATTGATAATCTTCAGCTGTTGCTGGCCTACCAACTTTGTCATAAAAACTGTTCCAATCATCTGAAGTGGCAAACTTACCAGGCTTAACCACCTTGTCAGCACCAATCATAGATTGAGCGTTAACATAAGACTTAGCTAGTGATCCTACGTCTTGGATTGTTTCTAAAGATTTATGACTTCTAATATCTTCTGGAATATCTGAGCGCCAATCGTTTACTGGCTGCGCAGACGGAGCTTGTCCAGCATCTACTGGAGCTTCCGCTATCTGGGCTTCTTCACTCATGTTTCTACCATATCCTCTCTTATTTTAGGTTCTTGCAGCATTGATTTTAAAAAAAGCACTACAGTTCGCTGCCCTTCTCTGTAGGCTGTTTCGGTTGGATCGACTGAATAGGTTGATCCATGAATATGAAAACGAGCTTCCATATCTTTAATAATAGTTTCGCCATCCTTAGAATTAAGGACTAACTTATATGATGCTCTTAAATCTTCTGGTGTCACTCTGTTGCTCCCATTGTATTGATAGCTCTTAGAGCTGGAGCTGCATTACCAGCGGCTTCTGCGGCTTGTTGAGCTTGCATCATTTCAGCTTGTTGCTTTTGTTCCGCTGCTCTACGTTGTCTTATCTGGCTAACTTCTTCATCACCTCGAACCGCTGTTGCTGGTACGGATAAAGCTTTGACCATATGTTTTGTTAATCCATCTGTATCAATATAATCAATTATGCTTTGATCCACATTTACTAATGGTGTCATTAACTCTAGTAATCTAAGAGCTGATTGAACATCACCCTGGCGCTGAGCTTTAGCTAATGGTGAAACGTATTCTATATCAATGTCTATTTCTTGCATAAACTCTGGCGCTGGCTCAAAAGCTTCTTGCCTTGCAAGTATATTGTAAACTCTTGTTATTAATGGTTGCAGTAATTCAGCTTGAAGTCTGCCTAATACTGGCCCAAGCAATCTCATCTTCTCCTCAGTTCTTTGCACAACTTCTGTTGCTGTCATCTGAGGACCTTGACCAAGGATTAACTGGTCAACATAAAAAGCTGATTGTATAGCTTTCCTTCGCTGTTCTTCCATATTTAAACCTAATGGATTATTAGCGCCAATATTTAATGGCTCTATTCTATCTCTTGTACCAGATCTATAAAAATTAAGGCCGCCAGGTACAGTTCTTATGGGGAGAATAAAACCATCATCTGGAACAAGAAGTGGAGGATCAACTTGTTTTTGAGCGGCCCTAATAGTTACTTCACACATTTTGTTAAGCATTTTAATATCAGCAAGAGCTGTCATGGCTGGAGATCGGCCATACCCAATTTCAAATGATGCCTTTAAAAATCGTGGTGCGGTGTATGGAAATTCATCAAATCCACTTTCTGAAATAATCTTTTTTTCTTCTTGGTCCATATAGACTGAAGCAAAAGGTTTATTTAGCGCATCAACTCTTGTTACATCTCTTTCATCTCTTTTATAAACCGCATGAATAAAAGTAACTTCTTCATAAGGGTTTTTTTGCAGCATCTTTGCCACTCTTTGCGGAACAGCTGATTCACCAAACCTAGCTACTGCGGCTCTGGCTGGCATCTTAAATTTTCTATATACTGTATCAACTCTGCCATTTTCATCTTCAGACAAATAACATTCTGATATATGCCTGGTCGAAAACCTTAACTGAAACTCATCATCAGATTCAATAAACATAACACCAGTACCAAATGTTATTAGGTCATGGTATAATTCGTGGATCTGTTCTTGAAAGTTAGATCGTGAAAAAGCCTGGTACATTACATCTTCAACACCGCCTAGCCATTCTTTAGCTGTATCATCACCATCAAGAAATCTATCCTGGAAGCGTAAGCCAAACCATTTAGTGGAAGCGTTTGTTAACATACCATGAAGTGATGCAGACATAAGTTCTGCTGCATGAATGGCTGTACCATCAAAAATTAGTTCAGCTCTTTTATCACCAGGACTTCTTGTTTTTGTAACATCAGCTTTTCTGGGAACAACATAATCAGCTATTTCTTGCCAATGGGATTCCCATGTTGCCCTGGAAGTTTGAAGGCTACCAAACCGACTTAACAGTATATGAGCTAAATCTTTATCTGCCATTTATAATCCTAACAAAGTTT